AGGTCATCGGCACTAGTAAGCGCGGTCATCCGATCACGCGAGTGGCGAATGCCGGCGGATCCGTCCGGAACTACGACAAACTCTGGTATCTGGAGTACGGCACCGCAAAACAGGCTGCGCATCCGTTCATGCGGAAAGCGATCAATGACGCCCGGCCGAAGGTCCTGGAAGCGATGCAGCACGAGATCGATGCCGCGATCGCTTCCGCGGGAGGACGGTCATGAGTATCGGAGCGCTCTTGAGGGGCGCTGTGAAGGACATCGCGCCGGTCTATCCGAAGGTCTACGCCGGACCGGAGGATCACTACTTCGTCTACGACATCACAGACGATCGCGGGGATGACTGGGGAGACGATGATCCGGGTCATATCCATTACTGGGTGAGACTTAACTATTACTTCCCTATGGGCGAGAACCAGACGCCCATGCGGAATCGAGTGAGAAACCTGCTGTACAAGGCAGGTTTTTCTTTTGCATCAATCACAAGCCTGTCCGATCCGGACAACGGCATGGACGGGCTTTCATGGGAATGCGACTATGTCGCAGAAAGTGAGGAATAACATGGCGAAGATTGGCGTTAGAAAAATGTTCTACGCAAAGTGGACTGCAGACGACACCTACACCGATGGCGCGCAGTTCGGAAAGATCTCCACATTCAACTTCACGCCGACTACCTCCAGTGTGAAGGACTACGGCGATGATGTTGTTGCGGAAGTGGCGAACGAGATGAGCGGCGGCACGCTGTCCATCGAGGCGAATCAGCTGACCCTTGAGGAGAGAGCGTTCCTGCTCGGTCACACCTACAGCGCCGAGAACGGCCTGGAGGTCAAGGCGGACGACCAGGCGCCGTATGTCGGTGTCGGTGCGATGTCCGTAGAGATGGCTTCCGGCGTGAAGCAGTATGTCGCAAAGTGGTACAAGAAGCTCATGTTCCGTGAGCCGAATGACGAAAATGCTACTAAGCAGGAGAACATCTCTTTCGCGCACACCACGATCGAGGCGGATGTCATTCCGCAGGACAGCAATTATAAGGTCAGCCACACCAAGCTGTTCACGACTGAGGCAGCTGCTCTCGCATGGCTGCAGGAGCAGGCCGGGATCAGCGCATGAGCAACCTAAGACCTGAAGGCGTGCCGGTCAACTTCGACGGAAGTGACCGGCACTTCCTTTTTACTCTTCGGGTGATCGATGAGCTGCAGTATATGCACCCGGCGACCAGCATCTTCCGGATGATCGAGGAAGCCGGTAAAGACACGCTAGAGGGCCTGCTGTTCCTGGTCGATATCGTCTACGCCCTGTGCGGAGGCGAGCTGTCCAGGACGGACATCATGCAGAGCCTGAAGACGAATACCCTGACAGGCGAGGGAAGCCTGCAGACGGTCCGTGCGGCGATCGATCTGGCGCTTGTCGAGTCGATGCCGATCCCGGACGACAGGGATGAACCGGAGCGCGAAGACGAGAACTCCGGGATCATCGAGATACCTAAATTTCTGATCATAGCCATGACGCGGTTCCAGATGACTGAGGACGCGGCATGGAATCTCACACTGCGCAAATTCAGCCTGCTGAATGATGCGTACATGACTATCAATGGAATGAAGAAGGCAGAAGACGACTATATGCCGTTATCTATGCTGCCTTAACACATATAGGAGCGCAGAGAAATGCCGGTAAACAGTAATGAACTCAAAGCCAGTGTCCGCCTCGATGGCGGCGCTCAGTTTCGAAAAGACATATCCGGCGTCAATGCGGACCTGAAGCAGCTGGACGCTGAGTCCAAGAAGGTCACAGAGGAGTTCCGGGGTCAGGCCAACTCGGTCGAAGCACTTCGGGCTAAGCATGAGAACCTGACCAGGACTCTGGAGGCCGCCGAGCGGAAGGTCCAGCTGTACGACTCCCGGATCAAATCCCTTGAACAGCAACAGAAAAGAATATCGGAGAGCACTGAGGACTACCGTGATCAGCTGAAGGAAGCACAGAGCGCCCTGTCCAAGATGGACAAGGGAACCGACGCCTACGCGAAGCAGGAGAAGGCCGTAGAGGCATTAGCCCGGAAGGTCCAGCTCGGAGAGCAGAACCAGGCGAAGGCCACAAGTGAGATCGCGAAGTACCGGCTCGAACAGACCAGGGCAGAGACCGCAGTCGCAAGACTGAATAATGAGGTCGACCAGAACGCCCGCTACCTTGACGAAGCGGAACGGTCCGCGGACGGCTGCGCCGACTCGATCGATGAGTACGGCAGGCGGGTTAAAGACGCCGCAGACGAGTCCCAGGGACTCGGAGATGTGGCCAAGGTCGCGCTGGGCAATATCGCAGCAAACGCGGTCCAGAAGCTCGCGGATTCGGCGGTAGACGCGGTCAAGGCGCTTGTGGACGCCGGCAAGGCTGCAGCAGCTTACGCCGACGAGATCCTTACAGCCTCGACCGTTACCGGGCTGTCTACGGACACCCTGCAGGAATATGCTTACACGGCGGAGCTGATCGATACGGATCTGGCCGATGTCGAGAAGGCACTCGGAAAGAACGTCAAGTCGATGGCATCCGCGCAGTCCGGATCCAAGGCATACGCGGAGGCCTACCAGAAGCTGGGCGTATCTGTCACGGATGCGAACGGGAACCTGCGCAAGTCTGAGGATGTCTTCTGGGACTGCATAGACGCACTCGGTAAGGTAGAGAACGAGACCGAGGCCGACGCAATCGCGATGCAGATCTTCGGCAAGAGCGCCCGGGACCTGAATCCGCTGATCGAGACAGGATCCGCCGGCTTCCGGAACTTCGCGGATGAGGCACACGAAGCCGGAGCAGTCCTGAGCGGTGACACACTCGACTCCCTCGGGAAGGTAGATGACTCCCTGCAGCGCCTTGACTCGCAGATATCCGCATTTAAGAATGCCGCCGGCGCCAGCATAGCCCCGCTGCTCGGATCGCTTGCGGAGGGTGCTACGGCCTTGCTGAAGGCAATGACCGGAGCATTCACGCCTCCGGAGAACAGCGACCTGCAGAACTACCTGCAGGAGCTGAACGGCGACATCGAGGAGACCCAGCAGAGCCTCGAGAACATCGGAAACATTGAGCTGAAGGCCGACACGAACGTCGCAGACATCGAGGCGTACAGATCGGTCCTCGAGAAGGCGACTAAAGGAGAAGAGCTCTCCGAGTTTGAGAAATACCAGTTAAAGACGGCAGTCGAGAAACTGGGCGCGGTGATCCCGGGCCTGCGCGATGCCTACGATGAAGAGACCGGAAGTATCAAGCTCACCACAGAAGCCCTGGACGCACTGCTCGAATCATCCGAAAAGCAGATCAGGCAGCAGGCATACGCCGAAGCACTTGAGAGCGCCTACAAGGCGCAGGCTGAAGCAGCCCTGGAAGCGGAGAGAGCCCAGAGTGCATACAACGAAGCTACGGAGGAGCTGGCCGGCGTCCTCGGCGATATGTCGGTCGAGGACTTCCTTCTGCTGAATCCGCAGCAGGCGGATGCAGTCGCCCGGAGCGCGGGCACGACGAAGGAAGCCATATACGGGCTGATCCAGGCACAGGCAGACGCGGCCACGGCGTCCGAGAAGGCCAGTAAGGCAGAATCTGAAGCAGCGAAGATCGCCGGGCAGACCGAGAACGCCTACAAGAAGCTGACCGGGACTACATCGGATAAGGGCAACGCGGCCAAGAAGGCCGCCAAGGCCCAGGAAGACGAGAACGAGGTCCAGCTTGAGGCGGTCGACCTGACCGACGGCATGGTCCTGTCGAATAAGAAACTGTTCGCGGCTAAATCGGACACGAAGAAGGCCACAGAGGAGAATGCCAGCGCCATCAAGGAAGAAGCTGCGTCAGTCGACCTATTCGGGCAGGCTGTGCAGGCGGTCACTGGAATCGTCCAGGATCATACGGATGACGTCAAGGGCTTCTTTGAAGAAGCCGGAGAGAAGACGCTGGAGCTTGCCCAGGAGAAGGTCAAGGCTGCAGCTGAAGTTGAGAAAGCTGCTCTGGAGACTACCCGGCAGGCATACGAAGATAACTATAACAGCATTAAGAACACACTCGACCAGAAGCTGAGCCTGTGGGACGCATTCAACGGCGGTGAAGATATCACTGTCGAGGAGATGGTCGCGAACCTGCAGTCCCAGACGGAAGGCATCACGCAGTACAAAGAAGAGATGGCCGCGGTCATCGCTGAGTATGGTGATGAGCTCGGCCCGGATCTGATCAACACGCTGCAGTCCATGGGCACCGACGCGGCGAACACTTGGCATCATATGTTCGTGACCATGAGCCAGGACAATGCTCCGGAGCTGTTCGCTGAGATGGGCAAGCAGTGGACGGAAGGTCTTGACCTGTCCGATCAGATCGCGAAGTACTGCGCAGGAAACCTGACAGCCTATCAGATGGCGACCAATCAGCTCGGATCAACCAAGATCGAATGGTCAGGCCTGCGTGATTCAGTGCAGGACATGACTCCGGAGCTGGATGCAGCCATAACGGCGGCCCGGGAGGCTGGCGTGGCGATCCCCGACGGGCTCGCGGAGGGCTTGGCCAACGGTGAGACCACAGCCACAGATGCGGTCAATCTGCTGACCCGGTCGATGCAGGGCACGTTCCAGGGCCTGTATGAGATCGCAGAACAGTCCGGCGTGGAAATCCCAGAGGGCCTGTCCAAGGGCATGGAGGGGTCCGCGGAGGAGTATGAGGCCGCTATCGGCCAGCTGACGGAAGCTCTGTCGAGTGCCGGCAATGAAGCCGGTACGGCGGCAGCTGAGGAGATCAGCACAGGCCTGTCGGACAACACCGACTCGGTCGAAACAGCCGCGGAGACCACCGCAGGAGCTGCAGCAACAGCGGCAGACGGCAAAAAGTCAGAGTTCAGCAAAGCCGGTACATCATCCGGTGCACAGTATGCTGCAGGGATGAGGGGGTCAAAAGCTGTTGCAAACAGCGCAGGCCGTCTGTTGGCAACATCAGCAAAAGACGGGGCATCAGCTCGCACGAGTGCATTTCATTCCGTCGGCTCCAACATGGCTGCGGCATTGGCTGCCGGTATCAGAGCCGGACAGAGCAGTGCAATCAACGCGGCGGTCAACATGGCCGTCGAGGCATACAAACGGGCCAAGGCTGCCATCGGTCAGCACTCCCCGACCGGTATCTTCAAGGATGAATTAGGTAAGAACATCCCACTGGCGGTCGCTGCCGGTATCACGGAGAACACCGCACCAGCGCAGCAGGCAGCCGCTACTATGGCACGGTCTACCTACAGCGCGGCACGGTATGCGGCTATGGCAGACGCGATGACCGCACAGCCAATGACCGCACCGGCCCCGTCCGTCACTGTGGACACATCGCCGATCGCGCGTATGATCGGTGCGAACCAGTCTGGCGTGCAGGTCATCAATTACAACACATTCAACGGCGTTAAGGACCCGAAGGCGTTTGCGGATCAGTTCGCCGAGGAGATCACGCAGAAACTAAGGAGTTGATCATATGAGTGCAAGTAAGCCACCGACGGGGTTAAGTGTGACCCGTTCCGGGAACAACTTCACGCTGAAGTGGAAGCGCGGAGACAAGGACTATGGCAACGGCCAGCAGCTGCAGTATTGGGTCAACGGAAAGCTGTATCAGCCGAGCATCAGTGCGACGGCGACGTCTTATGCGTTTTCATCTACGGTCCTGACAAACCTGACATTCCAGGTGCGTGGAAACCGTAAAAAATATGAGAGCAAGGGCAAAAAACACAACCCTGGCTGGTCTGCCTGGGCGAAAAAGACATGGACTGCGACCGTCCCGGGGAACCCTGCGCTGGATTATGAGAACGAAGCCGTCAACAGAGGTACATTCAAATGGTCGTTTTCGGTCGATAATACTGGCACGCCGATCTACACGCGAGTGGAGACCCAGACGTGCGTAGTGCGGCATAACGCGGTACCGGCTAACGATGAGTGGGGCTCCGTGACCAACAGAGGGAACGAGGGCTCCGTGACTTATACGGAAGAGTCTGAGGCAATCGCGGAAGGCAATATCGTCAGATGGTTCCGGGCGCGCACAGTCGGCCGTGCAGGCGTCAAGAAATGGGAGGAATGCGTCTCCAAGTGCCACGCATATGGCGCACCGAACGCAGCCACACTGCTGAAGACTTCGGCCGAGACGAACGGATCCAGCAGCCGGATCACGGCCGAATGGAACGGATCCTATGACAGGATGCACCCGATCGATATGCTGACACTGCAGTATACGATCGGCACGCCGACAGACGTGGCGCTCACACCTCCGTCTTCCGGCTGGAGAGATGCGATCGAGGTCGCACCGAACGGCGCCGGTGACAAGGTCGTGGTGAATGTATCGGACGTTGTCGGATCGGACGAGGTCATGTGGGTCAGGGTCGAATCGGACCACGACAGCAATAAAGCATATAGTAATGAGAAGGTCGCCCAGATGGGAACACTCGCGGCGCCGGGTATCGATGCCAATCCGGACACGACCTTGGGCACCGTGGCGATTACGATCACGGAGAACACGGACTGTGGCGCAGCGAACACCGCAATCTTCTTCAGACCGGAAAACGATCCGTCCAATGACCGGATCATTGCGATCCTTCCAAGAGGAACAACGACGGCATCACTGACCGTGTCCGACATCATCGGGGCCAGCGGGACGTGCTTCGGTGCGTTCGCCTTCGTCGGATCCTATTCAGGTCTGGTGATATCAGACATGAGGATGCAGTCCACGAAGGTGATAGACTCGAATATCGCATCTGTAGCGCCCGCGAATGTGGTCGTCTCGGAAGGACCTGCGGAAGGTACTGCCCGGATCGGTTGGGAGTGGACTTGGACAGACGCCACGAAGGCGGAGCTGTCCTGGGCAGATAATCCCTTCGCCTGGGAGTCGACAGAAGAGCCGAGAAGCTACGAAGTGGAGGACCGCTTCGCGCGGTCCTGGGTGATCGCCGGACTGGATGTCGGACAGCGGTGGTACTTCCGGGTGCGCCTTATCAACGGCTCCGGAGACGATGATATCGTAGGTCCGTGGTCAGATATCCTATCATATGACCTGTCCAGTGTTCCGGACAGACCGGTCCTGACACTGAGCAAGTCGGTGATCAATGAGGGTGAAAGTGTGACGGCACGCTGGGCCTACAGCTCCGCGGACGATGTGGAGCAGGGCTTCGCAGAGATCTGCCTGGTCACGTTCGATACACAGGGCAACCAGACCTACGGCGACGTCATCGCCCATGTTGACGCGGGGCAGAGCGCAGAGATCTCCAGAGACTGGACGACCGGTACGGCCTACTACATGGCGGTCCGGACTACGACAGCAGCTGGAACACAGTCCGCATGGTCGGAAGCTGTCAGCTTGTACGTGGCGGAGCCAATCAGCATAGCTGCACAGAGTAGTGTGGCGAATGGAGTGCTGACTGTAATGCCGTTGACTGCAACGATCACAGGCGCCGGCGCAACCGGCACGACCGTAGTGTCCATCGTCCGGGCAGAGGATTATCACCTGTACAGGCCTGATGACAAGGACTACGACGGGTACGAGGGCGAATCCATAGCGACCATCAGCCAGACCGGCGAGAATCCGATCACGATCACAGTCGATGATCTGGTCGGAAGGCTTGACGATGATGCCAAGTACAAGTTGATTGCAACGGTCATCGACGAATACGGTCAGACAGCATCTGAGGAGATCCCGTTCACGGTCAGCTGGACACACAAGGCGCTTGTGCCAGGCGCAAAGGTGAAGATGGATAAATACCTGAGAGCCGCAGAGATCACGCCGATCGCTCCGGATGGCGCGGTAGAGACGGACACCTGCGACATCTACAGGATCACCGCAGACCAGCCCGAGCTGGTGTACAAGGGCGCTACGTTCGGCGAGACCTATGTCGATCCGTATCCGGCATTCGGTGACTTCTGCGGTCACAGGCTCGTGATGGTCACTGCGAATGGCGACTATGCGACAGCGGACGGCCTTGGGTGGTACGACACCGACTACAATAACGGCGATATCCTCGAAGACAAGAAGATGGTCATCGATGTGAACGGTGATCAGATCGAGCTGCCGTACAACATCGAGCTGTCCAATAGCTGGAACAAAGATTTTGAGAGGATGGCCTACCTTGGAGGAGCTGTCCAGGGCGACTGGAATCCTGCGGTCACGAGGGACCTGAGTGCGAAGACGGTCCTGTTGCGCGGCAGGGATCTGGACAAGCAGCTCGCCATGCGGGACCTCGCAGGCTATGCCGGAGTCGCGCACATCCGCACGCCGGACGGCTCGTCGTTTACCTGTGACATTCAGGTCCGCGAGCAGATGGACTACAAATCGAAGCGGGTATCGTACACGCTGGCGGTTCAGGCGATCGATCCGGAAGGGACTGACGGTGTGACCCTGGCAGATTGGCGTGCGACGCACCCAATCGGCGAATAAAGGAGGCGACGATGAACTGGGATAAAGGTTTTTCAGCTTCCTATGAAATAAAGAGAGTGGATCCTGTGTCCTGGCTGGACGCGGGATCCTTTGATTTTGTGGCAGGATCCGTCAGCAGATCCGACGATGATCTGCAGGAGACCGCCACCGTCCAGACGACACAGAGCCCAGGAGAATGCTGGCTGCGGGTATACCTGAAGGCCAGACAGGGGCAGGACGGGTCAAGGATCCCGATCTTCACCGGACTGGCGTCAACGCCCCGGCGCGATCTCGACGGGGTGCGTGAGAGTTACCAGGCGGCCTGCTACAGTGTGCTGAAGCCGGCGGACGATGTCCTTGTGCCGTGTGGCTATTATGTGCCAGCCGGTGCTGAAGGCGCGAGGGCTGCTGCGCAGCTGCTGCGGGTAGGACCCGCTCCGGTCACATACAGAGATGACGGACCGCGGCTCCTGGAGCCGATCGTAGCTGAAGACAACGACACGAACCTGTCGATAGCGCGGCTGATCGTAGACTCGATCGGATGGCGGATCC